ACTATGATAGTTTAACCAAGCAAGATTTGGTAAACTTATATTTTATGTATCAAATTAAAGGATATGAGGTACCTAAGCATAAAGATAGAAGATTCCTCTCAACGACAGCAGAGGAGTTAAGTAAAATATATAAAGCGTTCCTTTTCTGTAACAAAGATTGGAACAAAGAATGGGGAGGCAGTCTTTGTTTTAATCACGGATCATATTTGCCAATACCCAATAGGTTAATTATTTATAGTAATGATGAGGGACATTGGGTAGAAAAAGTAACAGAAAAAGTAAATAACAATTTACGTATTATTTTTGGTTTAAGATTTAGGAAAGAAAAAAATGAGTAAAGAACAATATAATTTAAAAACTAAAACTGATTATTTGAATCGCAAAATGTTTTTGGATCCAAAAGGTCCAGTAACCATTCAAAGATTTGAAGAAGTAAAATATAACAAACTACAGAAACTAGAACAAACAGCAAGAGGTTTCTTTTGGGTTCCAGAAGAAGTTTCACTAACAAAAGACGCAAATGATTTTAAAGAAAGTAGCGAAGCAGTAAAACATATCTTCACAAGTAACCTACTACGCCAGACTGCACTTGATAGTTTACAAGGTCGTGGTCCTAGTCAGATATTCACGCCAGTAATTTCATTGCCAGAATTAGAAGCACTCGTTTACAACTGGACATTCTTTGAGACTAATATTCACAGCCGTAGTTACAGCCACATCATTCGCAATATCTATAATGTGCCTAAAGATGTTTTCAATAGCATACACGATACAAAAGAAATCGTTGATATGGCAAGTAGTGTTGGTAAGTATTATGATGACTTACATTTGCTCAATTGTAAAGTTGAAGCAGGTGAGAAGGTAAAAGAAAGCGAACATATCAAAGCAATTTGGTTAGCACTCAACGCAAGTTACGCACTAGAGGCGTTCCGCTTCATGGTAAGTTTTGCTACAAGCCTAGCAATGGTTGAGAATAAGTTGTTTATCGGTAATGGCAATATTATTAGTTTGATATTACAAGACGAGTTACTACACAAAGAATGGACTGCTTGGTTGATCAATCAAGTTGTCAAAGAAGATAGTCGTTTCGCAAAGGCAAAAGAACAATGCGAAAGTGAAGTATATCAAATGTATATGGACGTTATCCGTGAAGAAAAAGATTGGGCAGACTATCTATTCAGTAAGGGTAATGTTATTGGATTGAACGCAAATATTCTAAAAGATTTCGTTGATTATACAGCCGCCACAGCACTCAAAGAGATTGGTATCAAGTACCAACATCACGCACCAAAGATCACACCGATCCCTTGGTTCAATAAGCATAGTGATACGAGCAAGAAGCAAACAGCATTGCAGGAAAACGAAAGCACTAATTATGTGATTGGTGTTATGAGTGATCAACTAAATTATGACGACCTACCGTCATTATAATATATAAAGTAATAAGGAGAATATATGCAAGCAGTAATATGGAGCAAGGATTTTTGCGGCTATTGCGACCTAGCCAAAAGACTACTAGAACAAAAGGGCATCAAGTACGAAGAACGCAAGATTGGTAGTGGTTGGACAAAAGAACAATTATTAGAAAGTGTACCTACAGCACGAACAGTACCGCAGATATTTTTGGATGATAAACTTATCGGTGGACATGACGATTTGATAAAATATTTCAATGAGGTAAAATAAAATGGATATCACAAAAGACGAGATTTACACATTCAAACTAAACAGCGGCGAAGAATTGATAGCTAAAGTAGTTGCTGTGTCAGATACACACTATACCATATCAGAACCAGTCAGTATTGGTCCTAGCCCGCAAGGTGGTCTTGGATTAGTCCCTAGTTTGTTCACCTATAATAACCGAGAAAATGTCAGACTAAATACTAGTAGCCTAGCACTAGTAGCCCAAACTGACGATAATGTAAAGACGAAGTACATTGAAGCAACGACTGGTTTACAAGTGCCTGGTAAGAAAGTATTACTAGGATAAGGAAATGTCCGGAAAAAAACTCAGTAGAAAAGGGGACAAAAATACAACAGGTGGAGTATTACAACAGGGATGTAATACAGTTTTTGCTAATAACAAACCAGTAGCGACACATCCTAATAAAATTACCCCGCATAGTCCTCCTTCGCCTAGCATTCATAAAAATGCAGTCACTACAGATGGTAGCCCTAGTGTTTTTGCTGAGAATAAACCTGTTGTACGTGTTGATAGCAAAAATAATTGCGGTCATAAAATTGTTGAAGGAAGCGAGAACGTTTTCGTTCCATAACATATGTCAGATACAGGTATACAAAGCCCCTTAGGTATAAATGTTACAGCCTCAATGATACTTAATGAAGGCTTAAGTATCAATCCTGTTGCTCAACGTTTAATAGGCTCAAGCAAAACTAATAGTGAATATACTCCTGGATCAATCATCAATGATACATGCTTATCTTGGGTTACTCAAGCGGTTCAAGCAGCATATTATAGTAATGGTTTTAGTGAAGATGGATTAAATCCTACTGAAGTAGTTGCTGATTTAGTTGGAATAACAAATTATCTAGGTATATTAACAGTTAAAAAAATTAATAGGGGCGGAATAATTCCTAGAAATTATTTTGTAACTGATGATATGGCAGTCATATTGCCCAGCAGTCAAATGACGGGACTTGGTGCCAGATTTGAAATTACAGAAATCGGCGACACTGATTGGGCTTTACAAGATATAGATGGGCAACCACCATTCAGTGAAGATATGAAGAAAAATGCACAGTATGTGATTGCTGTGCAACCTAATCCAGATACAGGCATCGTTACTAATTTTATGCCTTTTGGTGCCCCGAATAATGATGTAGGTACAGTATTTCAATGTACTGTAACAGAACCTGCTATACCAGGATATAAACAAGGTCAAGTTAAAAAATTAGGTTATAGTGTCGGCACGATGATTAGTTCCAACGGTAGTGGATTAAATTATCCTATAGAAGGAAAAGGCAAGGCATCATCATTACAATTTTATATCGGTAATTTGATTTCCGGTGATGGCAACACTCCAGGCAGCCAATGGCAGGTATATTTCTTAGACCCAGGCACAGGCGCACCAGGTAAATGGTGTTTAAATTATACACCTGATGTTGCTGAATACATGAATTTTACAGATTATACGTTTAGATTTTATGTAAATAATCTAACTTATTATAATTCTAACATTGACAAGGCTACATATGATAATTTGTTAGCGATGGGACAAAGTAGAATACCGGCATTATCAAATAGTCTACCACCGACATATCTTGTTAATGATCCAAGTAATGTATGGCAAGGTCAAGCGACGAGCGGATATGCTATTGAAGGTGATGTTGGTCAAGGACAAGAAGCAACTTGGTTTCCCTACAATACCGATAACAATAATTATTCTGTGACACAATGGGGCTTTTTACGTTGTCTTGCTTTACAAGCATGGAATGTTTTCAATTGGCAAGGTTCAAGCCCGCTTGATGAAAATCCCGAATATAAAAATTATGCTACACAATTTTTAAACTTAGATGGGTTTATTGAACAATCTAACAAAGCAATTTTTTCTTTAAGAAACTCAGTTAACTTCCTAGAAGGTACATTCAGTAATATGAATGATTTAATTACCGGTGACATTACTGGAGTCAGTTTATCAACACAAGCATTTGGACAAGACTTGACTAACTTAGGAAGAGCATTGAATTTAAATGAAATTAGTACATTTGGAAAACCAAGCGGGTTACTTAAAACTTTGTTGATAGAAAATGCATTAACTCAGGCTGTAACATTAGCGTTGCGTTCAGCAGGATTGACCCAGCAAGAAATTGTTGATATTTCTCAAAATTTAATTACTGCTAATCAAAAACAAGAATTACAAATATATTCAGCATTTTTAGTTATAGGAGAAACGGATCTAAAACCAATATTAAAAATATTACAATGCAAGACAAAAAAACTTGTAAGATTGGCAGACTTATTAGATGTTAAAAAAATGTTTCCTATAAGTTATACAAGTTTAACGGTACCGATTTATAACACTTCTCCTGGACCTACTAATAGTAAAACATATTACTTACTGTATGTTGACCGCGAATTGAACCCTCAGTTGTTATTGCCAAAAATCAAAGAAATAGTAGGAACAATAACTCCTCCAGAACAACCGCCTGTTGTAGAGCCGCTACCGATAGTTCCTATAATAGAAACAGCGAGAGAATTGTTGGCACCTGCAGTTCCTGTTGTGGATGCTCCACCGCAGCAAGTTGTAGATTTAATACCTACAACTCTACCTCTTCCAGAAGTACCAGCCCCCGAACCTCCAGTACCGGCACAATTGCCTGTTCAAGAACCTATTCAGATAGGAGGTGGTGGAGGTTGCGTAGCACTAGAAAGTTTTGTACCATTAGTAGAGACAGAGAAGAAGCACAACAATCGCCCAATCACTAATGCATGGATGCTAGAAAGTGGTATAAAGATTAGTTTAGGTACAGAACAATTAGAGATCGTAGATGGCAAGGTAGTCAAAACATTAAACGATTATCAGCCTTGTGTGCGTATTAGCACGGCAGATGGTATAACACTTGTATGCAGTACAACTGCTCCTATATTTACAAAAGACAAAGGATTTATTCCATCAACACAAGTATATGGACAACGTGTAGCAGTCATGCGCAACGGACGTACTTGGTACGATGAAGTTGTTGGACTAGAAGATGTTGGTATGAAATTTGTGCGTGTGATTGACGCAGGCAATAATAGTTTCTGGGCAGGTGAACGTCCAGGATCCTATATACTACACCATAACGTACCAATCAATGATGATATGACCAACGCGAAGAACTAATATGGCAGATCAATTAAATTTTAATTTACCCCCGGAAGGATTTGATAGTTATCTTGCGGGAATATTACCTGAAAATTTAGGGGTAGCAGCAGGTGCATTTTCTACAAGTATGCAACAAGTTAAAAATATTGACACTGTAGATATTCAAACTTTTGCAAAAACGGTTTATAGTCTAGAAACAAATAATGGATTACCATTAACAAACGGAACAAATGTCCCTACAGATGCTTTTATAACTGACGCTGCATTAAGAAAAGTTGCGCTGGGCTCAGGATTATACGGAACATATACACACAGTGATTTTATAGGTTCAATGACCGCTTTGCCTTATCCATTGCAGGATATCTATAATGGTATCAAAGAATTGCAAACTGATACGTTAATAAACATTTATAAAGAAATTTGGGAACTTTGCACTTATAGTAGGGCCATTATCAATATCACATTTAGTCAACTGGACGAATTTAACAATCCATTACCTCCTGAAGAATTTAGAATTACAGGTGCGAGTGTACTATATCCAGGTGGAGGATATGATCCAAATAGTCCTCCTCTTTTAAATCAAGAACAAATTCAACCTACTCCACAAATAGGTACATTGACAGTAGGCAGTGATCCAAATGATCCAGCTACATATAAAAGAATAACAGGGGTAACTTTGCTCCCTGCCTATCAAGATGCAATTATCACAGGAGCATTGATACCTAGAGTTGTCCCCGATCCCCCACCTGATGCATACGGAGATATTGATGATAGCGGCGCATGGGCAGCAAGACAAGCAAGAATCAATGAATTGATAATTGAAGCAGATGCAGAGATACAAAATATATTGACAAGCAGTTCAGAAAACTTTGCTAAAGCAAAATTGTTAAATGCCAATTGGTATCAATTAGGAACATCACTTAAAATTGAGCAAAGAGCA